CTTTTCTTCGTGAGCCTTGGCTGCTTCAGCACGTGGCTTCCTACCATACGTCTTTTTGTCGTACTTCTCGACACCCTTGAACCCGCCCTTAGCGTACGCTTCGGCAACTCCACCCTTGGCAACCGATTCAATACGACCATCCTTTTTTTCTCTAAAGGTGTTCTGGCCAAAAGTGTCAAGCCTACGTTCTTCGTCTGCGCGGGCACGGTCATAAACACGACCACGCCTTTGTGATTCGTCACGATTCTTGGGTTTGTTAATTTCCTTCATCGCCTTGTCTTTACGGCGCTGTTCTTTCTTAGACAACGGAACAGCTGGAGCAGTGGACTCACTATCGATTTGAACTTTGTAGCCAACACTGCCATCTGGCTTGGCATACCTTTTTGTATCCCCACGCATTACTGACTGGTGCACATCATCTATGTTGCGTACGGGCGGGGGTTTGGTCACGCCATGCGGATCGTCGTAGCGCCCACCATGATGACCTTTGTGTCGAAACAACGGCATGACTACCTCACTACAGGTTTAAAGGAGATTGCCGAAATGCTCTCTCCGTTCTCTCCAATAATATCATCAAAGCCAATAATGTAGGTCAGATCAATACCACGGGGGGCAACAAAACCACGTGCAATAGCAGCAGATTTTGCTGCTTGGTTAACCGCACTGGCTCCAATTGCTCGCATCTTGGGAAAATGTCCAGCAACGACAGATCTAGCCAAAATTGAGCCTACACTTTGAGGATTACTACTTCCCGAAACTTTAAGGACATCGTCAATCTTTGTAACCTGTTCTTCAGCCATATTGTCTCCTAACAATGAACCTAAAACAAGTTTAGCAGAACCCCAAATCTTTTAAAATAGCAACAATGTCGGACAAGCGCATGACCGCGTAGGAATCACCAAGTGATTTTTCTCCCTTGCCGGGGCGTTTAACCACCAAAATGGGCAGGGCAGCTTGGCGAAAAGCAGTTTCAGAAAGGGGGGCATTGTCTAGTCGGACAGCCTGATCCACGGTGTCGTTAAGCCACTCACTTAACTTAAACGTTTTTTGATTCTTGCATTGAATACAAGCTTTTCGGACAATAGTAACACCAGAATTGTGTCTGGTCTGCTCTATGCCGTGAATGTCTCCTTTATCTTGCCCGCCTTCCAACGCTGTGCGGTGGGCTTTCTCAAAGCCATTGGCGTTAAGATACTCACGTATGGCAGTCTCAAACGACGTGCCTTTGGCTTTATGTTTATTACCCATCGATCTTTTCCCATTCAGCTTGACTAAACCCACGAATACGACCATCGGTTTCGATGTACACCCAGGTCGGTGCATCTGGGTCACAACCGCAACCCGTTATTTGACGGGGGTTGTGCTCAACTATCGTTCCGCACTTTAGACACCTAACTTTGATCATGGTATGTATTTATACAGTTTCTTTTCGTGCGGAACAATACTAATACGACGACTCAGTTCCCTTGACAGGAGATGAGAGCCACGTTCACATCGATCAAATACTGTATCAACAAGTTTTCGGTACGCACGGGCTTTTGTATAGGCGTTTTGGGCGCTCACTACAGTTTCTGACACACTGCTTTTCGCCTTAGCAATAGTGACTAACTCACCTTTGATTTTGGTATCCCACTGATTAATCAACGTAGTGGCTTTGGCAAAATCTAGATCGTTGGAAAAGCTCTCTTCTGCAATCTCGGCAAGAACTAACTGTGACTTTGCGTAGTTAAGCCAAGCCGTGTATTGGGCGTAATACTTCATTAACTCCGAATCGGTCAAATCATCAAGGTTAAATGGAATATCTGGAATTTCATTGCCGGGTTTAGTCGGCAACGAAAAATGTTGATGAAAATTTCCGTACTCTTCTTCAAGGGTTTCAATTGACATGACACTCACGCTTTCCAGCACCTTTCTTTGTAGTGACAGTTTTTGCAGGTTGTGTGGGTTTGTTCTTCAGCCCAGGCTGGCCGCTCTGGCGGGATACCATCCTCCAAAGCATCCATTACCTTGGAACAATTGTCAAGTATGGGTTTAATGAGTTCCGGCATGAACTCAATAGAAAACTCTTTGACTTCTTGGGAAGCCTTCCACTCATAGATAAAAATTAATTTATGAATGCCGGTAACGTGCATGTACAACATGCCTTGGCGAATATGTGTGGCAAACGGTTGACGTAGTGACTTCCACACACCATCGTAGGTAAGTGTTCCATCCGCGTATTGTTTATGAATATCTGGGGCCTCCATACGTATCGTTCCCATACCCACTGATTTGATTTCAATGAGTGCCCTTTTTTTACCGCTAGTAAAAATGCCATCGGCGTGTCCAAGGATCATGTACTTGTCGTCTTTAAGTGGAATTTCTCGATAGTAAATTTTGTGACTGGAGCACTTTGGACATGTCTTTGGAGAAATATCCCACCATTCATGTTGGCAGTCTTGACAACCCCATTGCCCTTCCAACACTCCTGCTTCCCACATCCATTTTTGCCACTTGCTATGGATGGCGTGACCTTCAGCAAAGATATTTAAACGCTGATAGGACATGGGTTTTGTTGGGGGCTTTTCCTCAGATGAGATGGTGTACCAGGATGCTCGTGGACACCAATCTTTTTTGGACAACTCACTTGGATGTAGATGCATAAAATCTCGTTTGGCATCTCGAACTTCTTGATTACGCAGCATCTGAACTGCTACGACAGGGAGAACATCCCCCGACATTGTCAACAACTTTTTGTAGGACTCACTGTTACTCACTGATCATCTCCAGAAAATCGTCTTCGGCAAGAACAACGTACCTGCGCCCACCGCAATCAAACTGTAGTACAGGGGTGCGATCCTCTAAAATTGCACGTTCTCGAAGTTCAACTAAATCCATAGATTTTAAGGTTATCCCCTTGATGTTGGCGGTCAACTTGTTCTCAATCAAAAAGTTATGGCTACGTACATCGTTCTTGCGCATCCAACCAGCACCTGACCGGGCGTTGCGGGACCCCTTATAGGTGTCAGCCGTTCTAACCTCCTGCTTCTTTGACTTCTTCAGGAGTTTTCTGGTCTTATCTGGGTCTCGTCCTAAAATCATCGCTTAATGCCAAAGTGCTTTTCAACGTCTACTTTAAGTTTTTTTTGCATTGTCACATCCTCACGGAAAGCGGCAATCATCTTGTCTTTACCCTGCCAACGTTCTTTTCCATATGAGTAGTAAGCACCAGAACGAGTGATGATTTCTACAACTGTGGCAATGTTAATCATGTCCTTTACTACATCAAATGACCCAAGGGAAAAACCATGGTGCTCCGTAAAATAGAAATCAACAACAGCAACCTGTGATGGTCGATAGGTCTTGTTCTTCAGGGTTCTGGCTTTGATGCTCTGGCCCACAATTTCATCTTTTTCTTTTATCCACTCATCACGCTTTACCTCAACACGCGTAAAGTAATGGAAGTTCTTTGCTTTACCGCCGGGGGTGGTGCGTGGATCTCCCCATAGCACACCGATCTTGTCACGCCACTGATTGATCATAATGCCAACACAGGAACGTTCTTTGTGAATCATGGAACGCTTTTGGGCCTCAGATGCCTTTCTAAAAAACTTAGATGTAACTCGAGCACCAAGACCAACGGTAAACTCATCCATCGACTTTTCAGACTCGGTGGATGGAACAAGAGCCGGAAGAGAGTCAATAACGACACAGTCAGCGGCTCGATTGGCCATAACTTCCAACACAAGGTTATAGGCATGTTCCATCAAATTGGTTTCAACTATCCATAACCTAGACAAGTCAACACCGATGGCTAGGGCGTAGCTTGGAACAAACTCTTCAGCGGCAACCCATACAGCAGTCCACTCAGGGTCAAGTTGTTGATTGGCGGCAATAGTGCGAAGGGCAATAGCTGTCTTTCCAGACGACTCATCTCCAACAATTTCGCTCCACTGATTGGTGGGCCACCCTCCACCAAGCATGAGGTCATACGCCAAGATTCCGGTGGTGATGCGCGGCAAGGCCGGTTGCATATCACTGCCAAGGATGACGCAAGATTCTCCTAAGTTCTTGTTAACTCCGGCAACGATGTCCTTAAGACTTGCCCACTGTTGTTGATCCATTTGTGCTCCTTATACTGCCCATGATGACTGATCCGCTTGTCTGTAAAGCCCATTCCACCCGCACTCAAAACACCGCGGGGCTGGTGGGTTTGTAGATAACCCACTGTTTGAGCGACTAAATACATTCTTACTTCCACAATTAGGACAAGTCAAGTTGCCATCTCGTCGGTGGGCTTCCCCACCTTTCCATGTTCTAATTGCCGTGCCCATCGTAGTCTGTCCTGTTGGATCCTGCTGTACGACGGTGGTGCGTGACGGTGTAGTCGTTTGCTGAGTGAACACAGGCAATACCGGCCTATGCGTTGTGGGCGGTAACGAAGCTTTAGTCGACTCGGTATCGCCATTTAATTTCTTTTCCCACCAGGAACTCATTCCACCACCACTTCTCCTAATAATGCAATCTTTTCGTTCATAAGCAACTTTTGAACCAGGGCAACGCCGTAGGCAAGGATAATTGTTTTGGTCTGCTCAACCAGTGCCTCAGTTTGTGGCATATCGTCGTCGGAGTCGATCATGCCTTTGGTCAGCACTTCAGAAAACCATTCTACCGATTCAACAACTTCGTTAAAGACCCCAAGTTCATACAGCATTTCCCATTGATTAGAAATCCACTCTTGTTCTTTTTCTTTAACATCGTCTGATGTGCCGGTAAAACCATGTTTATATGCAATGTCCTGACCAAGGTACAAGGAGAGCATGAGATAAAAATTTCTCTTATCAATGATGTGCTTCATTTGCCTTTAGCCTCCGACCAGCTACGTGCCGTGTGACACGATACTTTAAGTGACACACCCATAATAGATCGGTTATGACCCATGGCGTTTATAAAAAGTTCTTGAACGTCTTCATCTTCAGGAGAAACTGCTATAAGTTCGTCGTGAACCTGCACAACAAGTTTTGATTTTGTGTTCTTAAATACAGAAAACACCTCAATCATTGCGTCTTTGCATATATCTGCGGCAGATCCTTGAATAACCGCGTTAACTGCTTGGCGTTCTGCCCTCGAAACCTTCTCTTGATCTGACGACGTAATATCAATAAGCCTTCTACGGCGACCACTCAAGGTGGTTACATATCCTTTCTTTTGGGCTACGGCAATTACTTTGTTCTTCCACTGAGTAAGCCCTTTAAAACTTTTCCTATATGCAGCCATGATATTTTGGGCATGCTCATCACTAATACCTGTGGTCCTAGCAAGTTTGGCATACCCACCGCCGTAGGCGGTAAGGAAATTGACTCCTTTACCTATCTGTCGTTCTTCTGAGGTTACTTGTTCTAGTGGTTTTTTAAATACGGCTGCGGCGGTGGCGGTGTGAATGTCTATGCCTTCGTTAAAAATACGAAGTAGTTCTTTGTCTTGACTAAACATGGCCATGACTCGCAGTTCAATTTGGTCATAGTCGGCAACTAACATCCTGTACCCTTCCGGTGGTACAAAGAGTTTTCTTACTGTTGACTCTCTCGGAATGTTCTGAAGGTTGGGGTCTGAAGATGACAATCGACCTGTTGCAGTCCTGTGCAAATGAAATGATGGGTGAAGTTTTCCCTTATTTAGTTTTGGAATAAGACCCTCAACGTAAGTGGACTTAAGTTTTTGTAACTCTTGCCACTCAAGTAAGAGAGGGACAATAGGGTGCTTACCCCGAAGTTTTTCCAAAGACTCACTATCCACAGATGGTGCGTTATTTGGTGTTTTCTTAGGTGGCTTGAGACCAAGACCACCCTGTCTCTTTTTGTTAAAAAGAAACTGTTGTTTTTCCTTATTTGAGTCTGGGTTAAACCCAGGGTAAGCGATTTCTGAAATAGCCAACAACGTGTCTTTAAGTTTGCTGTCAAGTTCCTTACGCAAGGACTTGAGTGAATGGTGATCAACGGAAATGCCCTCTTCTTCCATATGCATAATCACATACAACAACTCCATGTCCTTTTCTAGGACTGGAATAAGGGGGCAGTCAATCTTAATTTTGGCAATAAGTTTTTTATAGGTAAGCCATGCCCACCGTGCATCTAAATGAACATACCGGGCTGCCACGTCGAAGGGAACACTGTCAATGTTTTTACCGATCTTTCCCTCGCGGTAGGCGTTGTGGTTGGCAAAGTTATGTTGAATAAGGCTGACAAGTGAGAAACTACTAATGTTTTCGTCACAAATGTGCTGTAGCACCATTGTGTCGCAATAAGGTTTTGACGGTAAAGAACCGTAGTACTTTTGAATAGATCGTGCGTCAAACTTGACGTTGTGGTTGATCTTTAAACACTCACTAAAAAACAATGGCCGTAGGTATTCAAATACTTCAAAACGGTCAAGTTGTTGAGGTGCTGGTTCAAACGTGGCAGGGATTACGTACTTGGCTTTAGCAAGAGACTCAGTTCCATCTTTCAAAACCTTGCGATGCCCGGGCGGTGGAATAGTGGAACCGTCGCCTCGTTCTTCTGGAGCAATTAGTTTTCCTACCTTGTGACCCATAGGAATTGCCCACGACTGTTCAGCAGTTGCAAGACCAATCCAAAAGACTTCATTGCGTTTTGGATCAAGTGCCAACTGAGATAAATATCGCTGGTGTATGACTTCTGTAGAACGTGCAACAATGTCGGCACTGGGGTTCTTAAGCGTTTTGATGTGATCGGAACATTCTTTTTCAAAATGCTCCATTACATCAGGATGACGCTCAAGAACCCCACGTGACTCGATATCAAATGAGAATGCCCCAACTTTTTGTATTTCAGAAACAATCTCGTTGATTTCGGAAACGGTATGAACCGTTAGGGCCATGAATTATTCCGCTTGAACTATCTCTGACGCAATTTCCAAGAGATCGGTGTGCGACGGAACCTGAATGATGTCGGATGAGTACGCCTTGTTGCGCAAAACCGACATGTTGTCATCGGTCAACCCTTCAAGGTTGAACTCTTCAAGGTCACGCTCACGAACGAGCTGCAAAAGGGTCTGTGTCTGAGCGCCCTTACCGGTGCGTGAGATTGCCCAGTAGTGCTTGGACAGCGGTCCCTGTCGGGGGTCGTTGTGGTAATTGCGGAGCTGGTCAATGAGGCGAACGCCGACTTCCAATGAGCGGATTTCGGGTTCCTCATTGCTGGCCAACAGCGCCACGTTGAATGCGAACTTGCTGGAGGCACGGAGACCGGCTTTGCACAATGGGCATCCATCGGGGTGGTTGCTGAGGCAGATGAATGACTTCTGGCCTTCGCGCTCGACCCAGTGTGTGCGGAACGATGCGTATGGCTCATCCTCAATGAACTTGATGATTTGAACATCTTCGGTGACCTTGAGGCGCTGTGCGTAAGGCGTGGTTGCCTCTTGCACTTTTTGTGCGGCTCCCCATCCACGTCGGATGATTGCCACTGCTGATGCGGTGGAGGGTTGGGCAGTTTCGACCCGAGCCTTCTTTGTCATCGTGGTGGTTGCTGCTTCGGTGATTTGTTCCATGTTGACGGTGTCGTCAATCTCGAACTCTTCATTGTATTTGTTTGGCATGACGTTTGTCCTTTGTTACTTTGTCCAATGTTGCTTGATGTATTTCTTGAATTCATTCCAGTTAGCTGACCTCTGCCTTGGTTCATCACCAATGAATTTGTCAACTGCTTGGATGATCAACTCTACCTGCGCCCGAGTGTAAAGACGACGACCCTGGGTCTTTTTTCCAGGAATTTGTTCTCCTTTCGGCATCGGGCTCCTGTATGTTGCGGGAGGAATTCGCCCCCGGCTTTCCCACGCCCGCACGGTAACTGGTCGTCGGCCCAAAAGCTTTGCCAGTTGCCCTACGGTGTAGAACTCTATACGCACACCGTTCATGGTGTAAAACGTTGGTTTTACGTTAGCAGAGGGGTCTCCCAGAGTTTCGTACTCTTTTCTATTCTTTGGCTTTTTGGAACCGGGATAGTTGGGAAGATCCCCAAAAATGTTATCTATACTTTCAGTGCCCAAGACTCTTTCTCCATGTAAAAGGATTTAACCTGTTCCTGCAATTCGGGATTTTGCCACGCTAACCCAAGGATCTTATCCTCGTTTAGTACTTCGACTACTTCTTTTACTACATCCCAATGACCGTTTTGTTTTGCCCATGCTTCAGCGGCAGCGGAATTAAATACTTTACTAACGCGGCGCTCGCGTTTGATCTCAACGTCATCAAGAGTCAACCATAGGTGGCCGTTACTATCAGGGGACCCATTGGCAACAAGAGCGTCTGTCAGTTTGGTCTTCATCTCAGCGTTGCGCTTTTCAAGAGCGTCAATCATCTCTTTGGCTTTCTTGTACTCACGTACAAGGCCCTTGATGTAGTCGTTATCTACTTCTGCCATTTTATACCTCGCTTGTTTTGAGAAAATCGCTGAGTGTTCCAAGTGTTAATTGATAACTGTTGTTGTAATCATATCCACCGTCAATGAACGCTTTGTTGATGTTGCGCTTCTCTTGAAGCATTTCATACTGACGCTCTTCGACGCTTCCTTCCATGACCAACGCCACGATATTAACGTGGGTGTGTTCGGATGACAACCTGATGATTCGAGATTCCCGCTGATCTAGTTTACCGGCGCTCCATGGCAGGTCATAGGAAATTAGGTAGTTAGCAATGGGCAAATCCAACCCATAGCCACCGGCATCTGAGGATAAGAACAAACGTACAGACTCGTCATTGGTGAACAATTGTTTTGCTGTATCTCGTTGGGCGTTATTCATTGTTCCGTCAAAAATAACGCTTTTAGTTAAATGTGCTGTTGCTTTTTGAATAAGTTTCAAGTTGTAGGTATAAAACGAAAACAATACAACTTTGTTCTTTGAATCTTCAGCAAGAACAGTTTCAAGGTATTCAATAAGCACCTCGAGTTTAGGTGATTTCATTCGTGTAGCAATTACACCGCGACTAACGAGCTCATAAGCATATTCGCTACCTTGATTGTTAGTGGTTCCGTACAGGTGGGCTGACAACTGAACTAAATCTGGGTTGTCGCAAAACATACGTAGCGCGGTAATTTGTGACATGATTCGTCCCTGATCAGTTTTGTCTTGTCGACCAAAATAGTGAGTCCATAGGTCAAAGCCACGCCCAAATGATGTAATGGCTTTTTGAATGGAGTTAAGTAGTTCCTTGGCAATAATTCTGTATGCCTTTGCCCCGTCTTTATCAAAAGGAACTGGGATGACTGAATGAATGATCTTGGGCAACTGATCTGCAATGTCTTCACGTCGTTTACGAATCATTGTCGTCTTTAACGTTTCACTCAATACGTCAAGATTTCTGTAACGCAATGGCTTACCAAACATTTTGTCTCTAACAATAAATGTCCGGTCAAATGTTTTAAAATCACCTAATAGTTTTGGATCAACAAATTGCATAATGGAAAACAATTCCTCTGGACGATTTTCAATGGGTTGGCCAGTAAGGGCGAACCGATAGTGGTAGGTCTTGCCAATCTTTTTTAGAATACGCGAACGTTGGGACCTGGGGGTTTTAATCATTGTCGCTTCGTCAATAACCATTGCGTCAAAGCGGTGTTCTGAATAATACGAAAGATCTCGTTTTAAAGACTCTGGGTTGACAATGACATATCGAGACCCAATTGATTTACGCCATTGGTCAATACGTGCTGACTGAGCCCCATCAATAACGGTTGAATGGGCATCTGTAAATTTTTGTATTTCTCGTTGCCATTGATACTTGAGTGCTGCCGGGACAACAATGAGAGCTTTTTGTATCTCTTTGCCCTCATGTAGGTGTTCTAGGGCTGCCAGCGTTGTAACCGTCTTACCAGCACCCATGACGAGGGCAAGAAGCATTTGCCCACGTTCGACCATCGCGTCGACAGCCTCTTGTTGGAATGGGTAAAGTTTTCCGTTAAACACTGGGGATCCACCATGGTAGTACTGACGCACCGGTAACTGCTTCGTAGATCTCAGAGTCCGTCATGTCACCAAGATCCTTAACAGACGTATGACGATACCTTAACCATGTAACAGGGTTTTTAAAGGATGGGAGAGAAAGCTTTAATTTCTTTGCCGCGTTAATGCCAGCTTCGTCATTGTCTAGGGCCACAACTAACTTGTTTACATATAGTGAAAGCAGGGCAATTTGGCTTTTGCTGATATGTGCGCCAAAGGATGCAAGACCACAGACCCCATCCATAACTGTGCTTAGCCTGACCACATCAAGAGGGGACTCAACCAACACACAAGTACCTGAGTTGATGGAGTCAAGACCAAACAGAGTTTTTGATTTAGAAACGCCGGTGGGATAGTTAAGGACTCGAGACTTTGATTTAGATTGCCAACCCATTAATTCTCCTGTGGGTGCAACAATTGGAATGATCCATGACTGTGTTGATGTGTCCCACCGGATACCGTAACGACGCACTGCTTCCCTATCAAGGTTCTTTTCCTGTAGTCGAGCATCTGATGGTACGGAAAACTTGCTAAACGTAAACCAATCAATGGGTACAGCTTTCTCTTCTACCTTTGGAGTTGATATCCGATTAAGACTGTTAGTAATCAAAAACTTATGAATCGCAACGATGGAGTCTGTTTCCCCGGTGATTTCAGAAACAAGTTGTGAAAGAGTTCCCCGTGCTCCACATGAGTAACAAATCCACAAGCCGGTATTGCCGTTCATCGACCACGACGGAGACTTATCCTCCTTGCCAGTGCGCTTAAAGTGGACTGGGCATCGAGCAGATATTTCTTTTTCTCCTGCCCTAATAACGTCAACGCCTAATCGACGCAGAACGTCAGCAAGATCAGTAGTACCAGTTGTCGGTGTCATTGTCATCATCGGTATCGTCTCCTACTTCGGTGAAATTCATATTTGCCCAATCCCAGTTAATCTTGATTTCCCCAAGAGGAGCCGAGCGAGCAAGTACTACGCGAATAATGGCTTGATCTTCAATATCTGGGTCGGCTTCAACACCAAGCACTAGGTCTGAGTCTTGGGCAAACGAAGACGTGTAACCGATTGCATCAGACGTAATCTTTCTAGATTTTCTGTTATTTAGTTTCCATGACAGAACCTGGGTGGTTCCGACAATGGGGATGTCTTCATTCTGTGCCACACGCTTTAATGCACGAGTGATGTTGGTCAGGGCTTGTGGAGAACCCTTTGGCTCTCCGTTTTCGTCATCCATCAAATACACACCGTCAACAAACAAAATGTCCGGTTTGTATTCTTTAATTTTTGCGGCCAGTGCACCGACTGTTGTAAGAGAAGACGTGTCTTCAGTGATGATGAATGGGTGCATGTTCTTGCGCATGCGTAACGTATTTGAAACCTTTTCAAGTTCCTGTTCGCTCATAGATCCACGCAAGATGTTGCTGTAGGGAACACCAGCAACAATTGCGTCGTATCGAGCAGCTTGTTCATCTGCTGACATTTCAAAGGAAACAAACAGTGGTGTCTTACCGTGTAGGTGGGCGGCGTTTGCCATGTACAGCGTCATAAGCGATTTACCACGCTTTGCTTCACCAACAAAGGTAATCAACTGCTGTGGTCGGAGTCCAGAGGTAATGCGGTCAAGACCAAGTAGCCCGGTGGGAATTCCACGAAGTCCGTTGGGTGTTTTTTGCAACTCAATGTATTTCTCAACACGTTGTTCCCATGTCTCAATAAGGTTTACATCTCGAAGCCTGGTGGTGTCAGTAGTGGCTTTGTTTACGCCTCTAGTCAGCAGGGTTAGGGCCGCATCAACGGCGCTTTGTTCCAGCGCTGGCATTGCTTCTGCGACTGCTTCTAGCAAACTCCTGTGTTTATACGCTTTGTAAACCTCTTCAATCAACCCACTAAACGGCTCTTTAGAAGCGTCAACAAGCGTAATGTCGCCAAACTGTTGCTTGACTGCTCGAGCAGTTGGAACCGAGTTGTGTTCTCTCCAGTAGATCAGAACCCATTCCCAAACCTGTCCCCATGTTTGAGTGAAGTGAATGTTCTTGACACCAAGCTTCAGTGGATGGGTGATGTTCTGGTCTTGAATGACCTTGCTGATAAGAAGGTGTTCTGCACTAGCCATTACAAGTTCCAACTTGTTTCAGGAGTAACTACAGTTGCCTTCATGCCAATCCTTCTTGCGTATTCTTGGTCTGCGACGTAGATGGTTTTAATTTCTGGAAAAAACTTTGAGGTCTCTGTCAAATCATCTATGTCAGCGTAGGGGACCACAGTAGTAGAGATGTTGCGCTTAATCAACCACCGGTCAATTGCTTCGGCAACTTCAACCGGAAGAAGTGTGTATACAACTACGCCAATTTGTTTTCGATTAATGGTGTCAATTACGTGTTTTAATGGAATCTCATGTGCTTTCCAATAGGTGAGGTATGCATCATAATCGTTAGCTCGTAGGCGGATGTTCGCAATGACCTTACCTAGTGTATCGGGTGGTGAGGCCAGTACCCCTTCAAAAAGTACGGCGAGTCCCGGTGGGGCGTATGCGGAAATGTCACCCCTCTCCACTGGCTCTCCATAGTCGGTAATCGCCACCAAGAAATGGAATGAACAAACAACAGTCGGTGATAATTGACGAAAGTCTGTTCCCATAAATTTGAGCAAGCTTTTTCATGGGGATGTCTGTTGTGATGATTGTTGGTAACTGATTCTCATATCGTTTACTTAACATAGATGTAAGCGACTTCTTTGCAAATTCTGTTTGTCTTCGTTCAGTACCTAACCCATCAAGAACCAGCAGATCGTAAACATTGTCAATGTAATGAACCGTATCTGCATCAGATGATTCATCGTCGTATCGTTCGTCATCTAAGGCTGAATAGGAAACATCAAGATATTGTTCTGCTGTAATGAAATACCCACATGTTTCTGTTGTGGCAACTGCTCGTTTCAAAATAGACGTAGCAATGTGGGTTTTACCACTTCCGGTTCCGCCAAACAAATACAACCCAGTGCCTTCGTTTAGGTTCTGTTCAACGTTGTTTACCCAGTGCCGTGCGTATAAAACAACATCTTGACTTCCGTGTTCTTCATCATAGTTATCAAGGGTTGCGGCCAGATATTTTTTAGGGATCTTTGTGTTATGGAGTCGTTCCTCTAGGGGTCTCTTTCTCCAGTATTTTTGACTCTTAAGCTCAGCCATTTTTATTTCCTTTTTTGAAGCGCTTGTCAACAGTATACGACTCGTAGGTGTAGGTATTCGATCCAATTTTTATTTTTTCATACAAAGAATCTAATCGAGAAACAAAGCCCCGCCACGCCGGAATAGCGGTTGGTAGGGGAGCCTGTTTGATGTCGTGTGCAAACTGATCAATCATCAAAACAATTTCATCGTTGGATATTCCACGTTGTCGTAAATTCTTAAATGCCTTCATTAAAGCCACGCCGTTTACTGGAGCTGACAACGTCATCGTTGTTGGAATTACGGTGTCTTTAAAATAATAAACAAGTGACTTTAACGACGTTTTCTTTTTTGGTTGAACAACAACTTTTTCTTCATCGTCTTCACCTAGCGCCTTACCCCATGAATCAGAAATCATGTCAACGATTCATGGAGTGCTTCATGCATTTCTGCAAGCTCTTCTTTAAATGTTTCCACGTCCTCATCTTGAACCATGATCGATATTGCCATTGAAAAAAGATTACTAGTGTGTGCATTTACCAACGCAATGGGTGTTGAGTACTGCACTCGATGTTCAAGTAGATCGGTGGCCCATTGATTAAACACATTCTTGCGTCTACCAATTTCATCGTCGTATCCACCGGTTGTCCACCCGTCTACTACGCACGTCCATCCAGGAAGTGTGATGTCCATGTACCCGCGCCACATGCTGGTAGAAACCCACTGTGCTCTTACTTTGAGAGGTTTTTTTCGCCACATAATCGGAGAATCGCCGTACTCATCCAATTGAACAAAGTTAGCAATGTAATACGTTGAGACCTCTTCACCGTCAACAATAAAAATTGTTTCGCAGTTGTCTAGGTCGGCGCTGTAACAACTTTCGCAGATCGGACCGTCGCCATCTTCGGGGTACCAAGAAAAATCATTTTCCTCAATTTTGGCTTCACACAAAACACAGGCGGTTGGGTACATATCATTCCTCCGTTTTGGGATCTGGCTTAAGTTGCTGTCTCCACTTGGGATCAGTGTTAAACAAATCTAGTACACCATTAGACCTCCGCCCCCGGGTCTTGTCTTGGTTTAGATTAGTCTTTCTTGATTGGGTGTCACCAGTGACACCCCCAAGGGGTGTCTGGCGTGGCACTGGGGGGGTGTCAGGTGTGACACTGCTCTCGGGGAGGGTGTCTGACGCGACACCCCTAATTCGAGCCATTGGATTGTTGAAGTCGATCATGTACTTGTTGGTCAACTGCCGACCACCTTTGCCGTGTCGGTGGTTGAGCTCAATCACCCCAACTTCGTGAAGTCTTGCCATTGCCCTAATGACTGTGCGTCGGCTATACCCAGTCTTTTCTGCCAGATGCTCATACGAGGTGGTTAGTTCTTGCGTTTCGTTGTTTAAATACTCTAGGGCTGTAACCAGCACGTGGAGCGATACAGAATCGCCCTTGATGTAGTTCATTACCCACTTTGGGACTGGTATAAACGGTCCTCCAAACTTGCTTCCTGCCATGGTTGCTTCCTTTCTTTTGTGGTGCTATTATGTATCCCAAGGGTAAGTTATACACCTGAATCCGCAGCTGGCCTTCGGGAATACAACTGCGGTCCTGTGGGGGTTTGTGGCCGGGGGGTTTTCCTTCCTTCTTGACCCCGGCCCCCCCCACAGATGGTTAGGACAAAGCGTTGACAAACCTAACGATTTGATCTCTTGAACCAGTGAATGACTCAAGTACCCCGTGGTCGTTTACGTATGCCAGTACAAACACCATGTCAGACGCATTAGGAAGCGTTTTAAGAGGCGGTTTAGCTTGGGGGGCTGTCTCCCTAGGGGTAGTAGTTTTTGTCGCATCCTGGGGCTTCCCAGAGGCCTCTGGTGCCAAGCCAGTCTCTGGCTGGTCTAGGTACAACGGAACCAACCCATTGCAGAGGTCAACTGTCTGCATACCACGGCTAAGTGATGACATGCAAATCTCAGTTGTGAGAGCTGTTGGGACACCATCAACGTCATCCCACAAAACCAGGGTTGTGTACTTTGGATACAAGTTAAAAAAATCAGCCATCAAATGATCAACTTTGAGTATTTCTCCAGCCGCCTCCTTGACTACTGGATGGACCTTGGTGGTTCCGTCGTGGATAACCGTGAACTGGCCCTCTTTAAACGTAATCAACCAATCAAGCACATGTGCCTGACCATCGGAAGCCTTACCATCCCAAAGATAGACAATGTGGGAATTATCTCTCAAGTCATTTAGTCCAGCCTGGATTACCGTTTCTCCTGCTGTACCCTTACCGGCAATTAAGCAAATGCGTTCTTGTTCCATGTTGTTCTCCTATTTAAGTGATTTACGAAAGGCCATGTCACCCATCAAGGTTAGACATCGAAGGATGGCGTGGCATGCACCAGCAAGTGTGGAGATGACAAGGCCACCAAGAATCATGTTCTCAATGTCAACCAAAAACGAGATTGCATATGAGGCAACTATTCCAGCGACCACCTTAACCCAAGTCATGGGCTCCCTGGGCAAAAGTAAGTCCACCACTTGTAGGAGTTTGTAAACGGCTAGTGCTCCAAGTATGTATTCCATGTTATTCCTTTACGTTTTGTTTGGGATCCAATCGTAGACTATGTCGTAATCAATTGATGTGTCAATCAGCATAGTGACAGGAAGAAGTTTTGGCAACACGCGTTCGATTGCATCAATGGTTTTTTTACGATTTGTTGTGTATGTGGAATATGATGCGTAATTGCTTCCAGACCACTGGTGATCTGAAAAAGTGTTTTGATACATAAATCCACCGAAGTCAGATGCACCATTAAAGAAAATTCCGTAGGCCCTTGGCTCAACCATCCATTTAGTAACTAACATGGTTGCCCCAGCATCGATTCCAAAAATACCAACCGGGTATGCCGATGATGCAGAGGTGGTTTCTGGCATTAACATGACAGCACGGTTTTCTGGAGACAACGCCGCTGGAATAATTCGATCATTAAGTTTTGTTGTTGACCAATCAGAAAATGTTGCTGATGAACTAACCCACTGAGATCCCCAAAACTGACCGGCACTTGCTGTCATGTTTAATGACATCCAGTAATTAACTGTGTTATCAACTGGAACACCCAGTAGTGATTGCACGGAAAATTGAGCAGACGATGACCCTGTATTTGTTACAAGAAGACCACCACTAGCAGTGGTATACGAAACTGATGCGTTCTGAGAAGCAAATTCCCATTTTTTAGTTGCGGACGTGATGACAAATAATGAATCAGGTATCAAGTTTGCTTTTTCCGCGTACACGCGAAACTTAAATCGAGGTGTTGAGTTTGATTCAACAACATCAACTGCACATCCGCTAAGTGCTGTCAAATAAGCAATCGCTGCCTGTAGTGTACCTTTTCTCTGCCGGTAGTAACCAATGTCTTTAAGTACTTGTCTTATTTTAGAAACACCAAGTTCGTCAACCCCAGATTCCAAACCCATTTGTTTTGCAAGGTAGTTAATTGAATTTGATTCACATTTGTCAGGGTCGTATTGGTTAATAACAGAGTCAATAAGTGTTCGTTCTTTGTCCATTTCAAAACCAAAGATGTACAAAAAGCGATACAACAAACCGTGGCCTAAGTTTTCAGGATCGTCAGCTTGCCCATAAATATCAGATTGTTGTTGATAATAGGGAATTCGACTCCACAAAGAGTCAATTGAGTTATAGTCAAATGGAACGAGTTCTTGTATTGTGGCAACTCGCTCGTACCAACTAACGCCACTAGGGCCTGTCCCGTTTTGATTCCAATGTAGGAAAAGAGAATAGTAAGCCCATTTACCCGATTCGACACTCACGTGATCAACTGCGTATGTGTTATCAAAATGCTTTTGAGTTTTAATGATTTTCCCATCAGCAACCGTTTCAGGAGACCCAGTAGGTGAATACACCAAAACAATTCCTTGAATGTTTGTAACGCCAGATGCATTTGTTTCTGGGTCGACGATATTTAAAGGTGACCAAGATAAACGAACACGATTATGGTCAACTGATTGAGCGATAATAAAAGCTTCAAGATCGAGTTCCGCAACTGGAATAAGAAAACCATCGGCCCTAAGAGCCGAGTCCGAGTCAACGCGAGTAAATCCGGATGGCGCTGTTGTATCGTCTGCTCTTAGGTAAGAACCGAATGCATTTGCATCCGGGCTTGCTACAAGGTCAGCTCTCCTGACTCGAAAAGATACGACAGCCATTACGCTTCAGTAATCCCTCCGCTACCGTTTATCATTACGTTGGTAAGCAGAAGCAGTTTGGTGTTTTCAGCCTGGACTCCGTAGACACTTGGAGAAGAACTAATTGTGTCAATACCAGAAGTTGCCGTGGTGAACTTTGTAATGTTTACATAGTCAACTCCAGAAACATTCATAATTATTCGGTAGAGTTCACCAAGGGTAATTTTTTGACTAAACGTAACGGCATCAAAAGTAAATAGATCTTTTATTGCCAGTCGAACATCGTCAACTACTTTTTCCTGGATGTACGCCGGTAGTATGGCAACGTCACATTCAACTTTTACGTTTTGTAGGCTTATAGATGGGAGAACTACGGAGTTAACGCCAATCATTTCCCTTGGGCGTAGATACTCATAAATTAAGTCACGGTATGAACTGCTCAACAGTAAGGGGCTTGTGGTTGCCCCCTCAGCAAGAGTTCCATCGTAAATATCTTGTGGTGTAAGTGCAAGAATTTCAACTTGGGCATTCATGTATGTCCCAGCTGCAACACTTGCTGAAGAAACGTTTGCCGATGCAACATCATAAAGAAGCGATGATCCAGAAGATCCGGTTTTAACTACAAAAGTTCCATCAAATGGTTCACCAACACCAAAGATTGCGATGGTGTCACCAACCGAAAGGTCATGTGCGGAGCTAGTAGTTAACGTAGCAACGCTTGCAGATAAAACCTTGTTTGTAACAACACCACGTTTAGCCGTTTTACCAACGTTTACCTTGGCGGTAGCTTTTACAATTCCTGGAACACGAAGAACTAGGTCAATGTAATCCTGCAAAGATACAGCCCTGTCCTGAGAACGGAAAGCAGCCGGAATGTTATTTTTAAGCGATGCGGCACTTTCTGAATCAGATCCACCAAATGCTCGAGAGGTGTTTGGAGTAATGACAATACCGTCATATGACGGGCCAAAGTTATTGGTGAGTGATTCAAATTCTTTAATTGCATTTGGACCAACGTTTCCAGCCGAGCCGCGGCTTCGTCGATAAACAATACTAATTAACGCGTTGTTAGTTGGCACCTTTCCATGGACACCGTTACCAAAATTCAAGGTAGATGAATCATTTGCGTTTAGATCAACAGAGTACACAAGTGACGTGCTTGAGTACTCAACCAACCGTTCAACATTTCCGTAACGTATAGCGTTTCCGCCTGCGCCCTCAAACACGTCAACGCGAATAGAACTGTGAACAATGCCTGTTTTATTAAGAGTAAATTTTTGAGTAGCCAATCCGTTACTTGTAAATGATTCCGAAAAGATTTCTCCTTCTATAACAGGAACCGCAATCAAAGACGATTTTTGATATGTGTCGTATCCAGTTACAGGTGTTCCAGAGACATTAAAAGCAATATCGCGATCAAGGGTAAACACCACTTTTTCAGCACCCTCAACCAGTGGGGTTGCCAAGAAACGGGTACCTGCCGGGATAAGGATTGGAGAAGCATCAGTTGCCTCTGACAACGTTGCATCTAATTTGATAGACGACACCGCAGCGGTACGCCCAATTGGAATGTAGTCAAGAAGTTTTGCAATAGACAACAACGAGTCTCGTTGCGTTGCTGTTTCTAGAAATGCTTCCCTTGAAGCCCTATCAACGTAATAGTGCAAAACATCGCCCATGTAAGCCCACAAGTCGACAAGCAGCATGCCAAAGTCAGACTGATCACGACTTGTCCATTCTGGAAAAATTAACGTTGCACGTTCTAACAGTGCGTCTTTGATTGACGCAAAGTCGCGGTTTGTGTAGTCAAAACTTAAAGTCATAGGATTGATCCTTCACCTAACTCGTCGGGGTTTACTACCTCAACAACAGCCGTACGAATACCAAATGCTGGCAAACTGTAAGTTA